TGTGGACGAGAAACACATGTAAGTATGGTGATAACTTTGTTTATATGAACATTGATGATAGACATGGTATTGTTGGTGGTAAACAAATGCCTAACTACGAAATGGAACGTAGAGAGACTGGTTTATTTGATATGATTTCTGGTAGAGAGACTATGAACACAGCTGAAGCTAATACTTCAACAGATAAGGTTAAATTCTTCTGGAGAGGTCGTGATGTTGAATTTAATTCATGGCAAATCGCTCACTTCCGTTTGGCTGGTGATGATAGACGTTTACCTTACGGTACATCTGTATTAGAGAAGTCTAGACGTATTTGGAAACAACTTATCTTATCAGAAGATAGTATGTTGGTATATCGTGTAACTAGAGCTCCAGAAAGACGTGTATATAAAATCTATGTGGGTAACATTGATGATGCTGATGTTGAACAATATGTAAACACAATTGCTGATAGATTCAAACGTATGCCAATTACTGACCCACAAACTGGTCAAATGGATTTACGTTATAATCAATTATCAAATGACCAAGATTACTTTATCCCAGTTCGTTCAGAAAACGCACCTAACCCAATTGAAACACTTCCAGGTGCTTCTAACTTGGACCAAATTGCAGATATTGAGTACTTACAAAGAAACTTATTCACATCTTTACGTGTACCGAAACCTTTCTTAGGGTTTGAAGAAGCAGCTGGTGACGGTAAGAACTTAGCATTACAAGATATTCGTTTCTCTAGAACAATAAATAGAATACAACAATCTATGTTACAAGAACTTAACAAGATTGCTATTATACATTTATATATATTAGGGTTTGAGGAAGATTTAGATAACTTCACATTAACACTTAACAACCCATCAACACAAGCTGAAATGCTTAAAGTTGAACATACACAACTTAAAATCACTCTTTACAAAGATGCCGTATCTGATGCTGGTAATGGTTTCGCGCCAATGTCAATGACACGTGCACACAGAGAAATCTTAGGATGGTCTGATGATGAGATTAAACAAGATTTACTTGAACAACGTATGGAGAAAGCAGCTGCGGCTGAATTAGCTAACACTGGTGCTGTTATCAAGCATACTGGTATGTTTGACATAGTTGATAGAATATACGGTGATTACAAAGCTGCTTTAGAAGGTGGTGGTGGTGGTGCTGAAGGTGCTGAAGGTGGTGCTGAAGGTGGAGGCGGAGGCGGAGGCCTTGGTGGTTCATTCGGAGGCGGAGGTGTATCTGGTGAAGATTTAGACTTTGGTGGTGAAGAAGGTGGTGTTGAAGGTGAAGCTGAAGGTGGATTAGGTGGTGCTGAAGGTGGTGCTGAAGCTGAAGGTGGTGAAACTGCTGAAGCTGGTGCAGCTGAAGAATTTGGTGGCGAAACAGTTGCTGAATCAATTAAAAAAACTGAGAAGTTATTAACTGAAAGAAAAGAAACACTTAAAAAGAAATTAGACGATAGGACTAAAAAATACCAAGGTAGATTTGTTACATTGTTAGAGTCTATAAAACCAGAAGAAAAAGTTAAGGAAGAAAAAGTTAAAATTTATGATAAAAACGTAAAGGTAAACAATTCAATCAATAGCATGATTAATGATATTAATAAAATGTTAGATGAATAATCACTTTTTCCATTAAATAATGATATTTATAAATTAAACGGAAAGGATGAAAAACTTTGGTAAGATTAAGAACGTATTCAATGAATTAGTTTCAGAGGGTATAGCAACAAAGGATGTTGCTTCTTTGGATTTATTCAAGAAATACGTTAAAACAGTGAAAGAAAATGAAATATTAAAAACTCAGTTTTTGGTTATCTCAAATATAGAAAATAAAGTAGAATCTGATAGAGATATAGCAACTCAATATGTTAAAGAAAATATTAGTTTATTCTCTGAATTTGAAAAAAAGAAAATAATTGAAGCTAATGAAAATTTATCTTCTTTCATCACATTATGTGATAAAGGTGAATTATTGAAAGAGGATATGGAGTATGACAATAAAACGTTACACGAGAATATAGCAACACTTATCTTTACAAAAAGAAAACCAGAAACTATAGATACGATTATTGAAGCAACTAAAGGTATTGTGGATTATATATTAAATAACAAACCAAAAGAAATTGTCGAATCACATGGATTACCAATTAGTATGGTATCTTCAATATTAGTGGACAAATACAATGAAAAATATGTTGATTTAACTGAGTCTGAAAGAAAAATACTTAAGACTCTTATTGAATCTAATGATGATGAGAAAAAAGAAATATATACATCAATAGTTAGGGAATGTATAGATTTAATCAATGATAAACTAGTAGAGTCTGATTTAGAATCTAAAGATAAGTTATTACGTGTAAAAGATAAGCTTTTAAATGATAAACAAACTATTGACGAAGATTTTAATAAAAATATAACTAAATTGATTGAACTAAGAGGTAATTTACAAAATAATTAACATCTAAAAACTATCAGTTATGAAAACAGTTCCAAGTGAAAATATACTAAAACTAAGAGAGTTAAATCAAAAGTTAACATCTGAGACAGAACACCCAGATGAGTATAAAAAAATAGTGAATGAGTTGAAAGAAATTGTTGAATGCGGTAAACAAGAAATAATTGACACAACAACATCCACAAGTAAAATTAAGTGTTATGAAAATATGTGTTCTAAAATTACAATGATATTAAACAAATTAAAGTAAATTATTATGTCTGAAGAAAAAAACACTTGGGGTGAGTACAGTAACTTGGTACTAAAAGAATTAGAACGTCTTAACGATAATTACGATAAGATGAGAACTGATATGGATACTAGATTCAATGAGCTTAATCAAAAACTTACTGAGTTTAAGAATGTTGAGGGTAAAGTAATAACCAATTCAGCGTGGATTGAAAGAGTTAACGATGTTTGGTCTCCATCACAAATGAAAGAGGCTAAGGATGAAATCTATAAACAAAAAACTAGGTGGGCAGCTGCAATAGCTATCTTAACTTTTTTACAAATTGCTGTTGGTATTGGGTTGGCATTGTGGAAACATTAGGTACTTGACTAATCCAAATTAAATGATTATACTTGTTAATAAAAACCAGGTATAAATTATGAAAACGGGAAAAGAAGTAAAAGTAGCAACATTTAAAAATTACAACGTAGTCTATGGCAGCGTAAATAATAAACATTCAAAAGCAGTATATATTAATATATCTGCATGGGCTGAACCCAAAGATGAATATATAGATAGTTACAATCGAGTAATTAGAGAATTGAATAAGAAAATTAAACAAAGCGTTTATAATTTATTGAATAAAGACACAAACAGCGAATTCATTAAAGATAGAACTATTGTAGATTTGGATATCAGAGAATCTGGAATTAAATTTGGTAAGAGAAGTTTCACAAATTGTGAGCTTACACTTTTTATAAAAAATGAGATACCAGTTAACTCAGAAATCATGAGACCAATGTTAGATGATGTAACTGAAATGTTATTGAATGATGTTTTTAATAATAACAAAACATTTAGATTCCATAGGAAAAAGAATTAATATTAAGAACCCCAAGCATAAAGTTTGGGGTTTTTTGTTTTATATACATATTTATTGTTATAAACATTAGATATGGATAAAGACTTTAGAATATTAAAACGTGGTGAAATCGGTTGGGGGGGACTCATCGAACACGATGCTGGATACATTAGCCCAGACGAACCAAGAAACCAACCTTTTATCAATGAAATTAAAAAAATTGATAGTGGTAGTAAGCTATCTATCGTTGAACCACTTATTGTATACGTTGTATTACAAAAGTATGGTATCCTAAATAGAAATGGTAGAATATACCCAGAATCAATCCTTAAAGAACAAGATAGAATTTATCAACAAGCAATAAGAGAACGTAGTGCTGTAGGTGAATTAGACCACCCAGAATCATCTGTAATAGCTGGTGATAGAATTTCACACAATATTACTGAAACATGGTGGGAAGGTCACACACTTATGGGTAAGATGGAAATTCTAATGACTCCAGGTTTTATTAACTATGGTATTGTATCAACAAAAGGTGATGAAGTAGCAAACTTATTAAGAAATAGAATTAAGATTGGTGTTTCTTCTCGTGGTGTTGGTTCATTAAAAGAAGGTAGAAATGGTGAGCAAATTGTTCAAGATGATTTTGAAATTATTTGTTGGGATGTTGTAACAGCACCAAGCACCCCAGGTGCATGGATGTCTAGAAACCCAGAAGAGTTAAAACAATACGTTGAGAACACTGATAAGAAGTCCCCAATCATAAAAGAAGACTTAAATAACGGATTAGATAAATTTTTAATTGATTAATAAATTTAACAATTTTTTAATTCAAAATTGGCTTTTCTTAAAATAACACATATTTATTATCAAATGAGGTGTATACCTTAAATAAATTTATTATAAAAAATAAAATAAAGTAAAAACAAATGGCAGAAAAAAAATCTATACTTGAAGAAGCATTGTTAGATATCAATAATATCAAAAATGCTTTAAATGCCAACACAAAAGAAATACTTCGTTCGGTAGCGAAAGAAGAAATTGACAGTGTGGTGAAAGAATCGCTTATGAAAAATGAAGCTGATTATGAAGAAGAAGATTTAGATTCAACTGATGACGCTGTTGATTTAGGTGGTGATGCTGATGCAGCAACCGCAGATATTGATACAATGGATTTAGGTGGAGAAGAATCGGAAGAAGATGAACTAGGTGACATCGAAGGCTCTGAAGAAGTGGGTCCAGAAGTATCTCCAGAAATGGGTGATGAAATGGATGCAGATTTAGGAATGGACGCTGATGCGTTAGGTGGAGACGAACTAGATATGACTGGTGCATCGGATGATGACGTTATCGCAATTTACAAAAAGTTAAGTGGTGAAGACGAAATCGAAATCGTGGGTGACGAAATTCACTTGAACATATCTGAACCAGGTGAGTACATTGTTAAAAAAGGTGCTTTAGATTTAGGTGGTGACGAAGAAGAAGTTGAAGACATTGATTTAGGACCAATTGGTGGTGAAGAAGAAGTTGAAGATGATTCTGATGTTGATTACGAAATCGAATTAGGTGATGATGAAGAATCAGAAGAATATGAAGCTGAAGAATCTGGAGAAGAGGAAGAAGCTGGTGAGGAAACTGACGCTGCTGATACTGAAGAAGGTGAAGAAGAATCTGAAGAAGAAGAAGAAATTGAAGAAGGAATTCGCACAAATAAAGCTCAAGCAAATAAAGCTGGTGCTGAATACCAACCTAAAGTTTTGGGTGCTAAATCTGTAAACGAATCTGCTTCTAAAAAACTTGTTTTAGAAACAACTAAGAAATATAACTCTTTATTAACTGAAGCTAAAAAATTACAGAGTGAGAATCAAGAATTCAGAAAAGCTCTTAAGACTTTTAGAAACCAGTTAGTAGAAACAGTAGTATTCAATAGTAATCTTACTTATGTAACTAGATTATTTATGGAACATTCTACTACAAAGGCAGAGAAACAAAACATCATCAAACGTTTTGATGAGCAAGTTTCAAACCTTGTTGAATCAAAAAAACTTTACACAACTATTGCTAACGAATTGGAAACAAGAAAACCAATTAACGAATCAGTAGAAAGTAAATTAATAAAAACTACAACTACTAGTACTTCTAATCAATTGAACGAAAGTACTGCGTATGTTGACCCATCTACTAAACGAATCTTAGATTTGATTAATAGAGTAGAACAAAAATAATAATAACAAATAAAACAAAAAAAACAAATTATGTCACATTTATTAACATCTGGACAAGTTGGAAACATCGGATTAAACCACATGAAGGCTATCCGTAAAGAAACTCAATCTAAATGGGACTCATTAGGATTCTTAGAAGGTCTTAGAGGTCACGTTAAAGAAAACATCGCTCAATTATATGAAAACCAAGCGTCTACATTATTAAGCGAG